CGTATCTTCTCTACTAAGGTCGAGTCAGTCGTTTCTAGTTCAACATTCCTAGAAGCTTACCAAGGCCGAATCGGTGGATTTACTATTGGGCATTTCGACCAAGGGAGAGGTCGCTGGATTTCTGGTATCAACCAATTCTCAGTTGGTATGGGGAACGGAGAAGGAGGAAGCTACAATGGTGAAAATACCGCGTTTTGGGCGAACTGGGGTTACAGTTGGAACTATCCTGGTCCCAATGCTTGGTATGTGACAACATCAGGAAATATGTATTGCCGAAATGGAGCGGATTTCCACGGGAAGGTCGACTTTTCGAATAGATCAACAGTGAATTTTTATAGTCAACCGTCGTTTTCAAATGGAGCAGTGATAAATGGTAGTTTGAGGGTGTCTGGTCGTATTACCTATAGTGGCGGCGAGTGGATTTACTCACCTATATACAACAAATTATGGAAAGATAATTCACAAGGCGGTGAGTGGCTATATTTGGATAGGCAAGGTAACAGTGGTAGAGACTGGATTGAGATGAATAAAAGAATCTCAGACCGTCGTTATAAATCCAATATTCAAGATAGTCAAGTTTCTGGTCTAGATGTTATTGAAAAACTGAAGACTTACAGCTATCGTAAAGAGTACGATGGCAAAATTGAGGATATATCTTGCGGTATCATGGCTCAAGATGTTCAGAAATATGCCCCTGAAGCATTTTTTGAAAACCCTGATGGTGCATACTCATATCGCACATTTGAATTGGTACCTTACTTAATTAAGGCCATCCAAGAATTAAATCAAAAAATAGAAAAAATGGAGAAAACAATAGCATGAATAACAACATGGACGCAGTAGTAAATCAGTTAACACTTGATTCACTGACTAAAAAACTAGCAGTCAGTGAGCAAGAATCAGCTAAGAATGAGGCTCTTTATTTGTATGCAGCAAGTGAGCTACATACGATGAAAGAGGTCCTAGAATATGCCCCATCTCTAAAAGAGCTATTTGAAGAAACACAAGCTAAAATGAAAGGAACTAACTAATGAATTACGAAGTAGCAATTAAACCATATCTTAAAGGTACAGAAAATGTGACAGTTGTCGCAATTAAGATGGAAAACAACGGACGCTATAGCTATGAGCAATGCGAGTTGCCAGGCGACCATACGCAGGACAATGAAGCGACCTTGGTTCAAGCAGTGCTGGACCATATCCGCACTGAGCTTGACCCAACTAGCGCCATCGTGCAAGCGCAAGCTAAACTGCAAGAAGCTGAACAGAAGCTGGCTCAGACAGAAGCGAAACAGACGGCGACAGACCAAGCAGTTAAGCATAACCAAGAAGAAACAGACCGCTATGGTAAAATCATCCATGCGGTCGTTTTAAATGCCGTAGCAGGCAAGACAATCGCCTATGGAACCAACTACAAGGAATTGGTTGAGTTGATTCCACTTGCTGAAGTTGGTAAACGCTACATGGCACATGACTTGATTACTCTTGAAGATCCCGCGCATGTTGAGGTAGACGGAGAAGGCAAGCGTATCTTGGTTCAGTTGAACAAGGAATTTACTTACAATGGCGAACCAGTCAGCGACTTTGCCCGAAATGGTCGCCTTGAAATGGACGGAACAGGCGCAGCATGGAAGTACGAACCTAAAGAATAGAGGTGATTTATGGACGTCTTACAATCAACAGAGCATTTCTTTATGAACGTGCTACCAGTTGCCACGCCGATTGTCGTGGCTTGGTTAGGATATAAAATGCCGAAGAAGACCAAGGAACAGACAGACCAAATCATTTCAGAATTGAATGATGTTAAGAAACAAATCAAAGATGTCCAGATTACTGCTGACGAGAACAACACCAAAATTGACGAAGTACAGGCAAAGCTAAAACTACACGACGATGCGCACCTTGTTACGATGAGGATGCGCCTTGATCGTGATATTCGCAGGGCTATCCGTCGTGGTTTTACTACTAAGGATGAGTTCTATGTAGTGGAGAACATGCACAATAGCTACAAAGCTTTGGGTGGGAATGGCTACATTGACCACTTGTACAACAATTTTGAAGCGTTGCAGATTAGAGATGACATCTTAGTCGAAGATGAGAAAGGGGCGCAGAATGGTCTATAATCTCAATACGACCAATCTTGCTCAAGTGGATGGCGGTTACCTTATCAAACAGGGTGATGTGGCTTCTACCTTTGGATTTGTCCTCTTAGACGAAGATTATCGAGTCATCCCCTCTCTTGAGGGTGATGTGGCGGTCGTTAGTCTGACTATGGGCAAGTACCAATGGAAGAAGAGGGTAGCTGTCACAAACTCAAGCGTGAATTTTAATCTGGACACTATCTTACCAATTGGGAAATACCGCTTAGAGATTAGCGCTGGTGGGTATATTTTCCCAAGTGACAAAGAAACACACATCAAGATAGTGGCTTCAGATAAAGAATTGGTCACAGAAGAAGTCCATGCTCTTAAGGAGTTGGATATCGCAGAAGAAGTTAAAAAACAACTTAGCGAAGTTGGAGTGGGTCAGGAAATCCCAGACTTACTTATGCATTATAATTTAGGAAAGGTGTGATAGGATGGATACAACAAAGTTGATTGAATTTGCCCGGGCTCTGGGTGTCGACCATAAAAAGTTGGAGAATTTAATCAATACAAAAATTGACAATGCCACTTTAATGCAGGCTATCGAGCAGGCTAAAACAGCAGTTAAAAATGATATTTTGGGCGAGGGTGTCCCTGAAAATCTTGACACTCTTAAAGAAATCGCTCAGATGATTGCTAGCATGAGTGGCGATACTGAAGGCGCAGTTGTTCAAAAACTGGCTGACCTCGGCCGTCGTATTGATGAGTTTGCAAACCTTGATTTGGTCGCAACCTATAACGCAGCGAAAGCGTGATTGCCATGAATAACCTTGAAAATCTAGCAACAGCTATTGGTACAGATATCAAGGATATCAAGATGCAAGCTACCAACTCTCAAGCAAAGATTTCGGCTAATACAGAGTCCTTTGCCCGTATCGCTACTAAAATAGATAGTCTTGCGACAAAATCAGAGGTTAAACAGGACATCGATGGACTTACGCAGACCTTTGCCAAAATGAAGGTCGGTGGTAGAAACTACTATCGAGACTCTGAGAAAGTTCGAACAAGTACTCGTTTCTTCTCGTTTCCTTTGCATCCATATC